AGGTTGTATTAGTGTAAACTGTGCCGATGTGGCAAAAGCACCACTGGCTCCTTTTTTAATATCAATTGATAAGTCATCAATTTGTACACCTGTTACACTAGTCTGTGCAATGATAACTGTATTTTGAGGTTCGGCTGATTTTGCTTTTTTGAGATATCCTCCCCCGTCTGATGTGAGGTCGGGAATCATATAAAGTTTTAATGTGTAAGTAGAATTTTGATAAGCATCAAGAATATTACCTTGTACTTTGCCAAGATATCTATCTTCTTTTTCTACTTGAGATTGATTAGGATTTTTATCTGTCATTACAATACTCTATCAATAGTTTCTCTTGGAGGAATATAAATTTTTGTACCGGATGCAAAATCTGTCAACGGGTCGATGATTACATCTGGGTTTCTTAGTGCAAAAACCCACCACAACTTTACAGTTCCATATAATTCATGTGCTAATAAATCCGGTCTATTTTCATATCGAGATTCTATTGCATAGAGTCGATCAGCAGTACTTTTTGGAATCTTAGGTAGATTATTCATCCCCAGATAGAACTTGTTTACGTCTGCTTTTTTCAAAAAACTGTGATTGTCATGAAAACTTGCCATTAAATAAATCCTTGATTGTACTGCTTGCCGCTTGTAAATGCATTAAGATCAAACCTTTTTCTTGTTTTTCTGTATGTGTACTGTGGTGCTAATTCAATCATAACACTTGTTTCGGTTGGCATCATGGTAGTTGTGCCTTTAAATTTTACTGGAACATAATCAACATCTGCTGGTAATTGGAAGTTGTAGTTTCTAATAATTACTGGCAATTTGTTAAATCCAAATTCTCCTAGGTATTCAAATAATAATACTGGAGGTGGTGTTCCGTAGTATCCACCTGTTACAGCCGCATCACCGTAATATGCTTTAGTTACACTTCTTAAGAAATGAAATACTGCTAACATATATTGTCCTTCTTCTATTGTGTTTGCTGTAAATACACCTGTGATAGGTAGTGTAGTTGGTCTAGAACTTATAAATGTATAAAACGGATAGTTTGAACCGTGTTGTTGTGCTTCGTTATAATCTACTGAGGCTTGCAAAAATATATCTGGTGTAAACGGATAGACTATACCACCTCTATCTTGTAAAGGTTTAAGTATGCTGTCTTTTTGTTCTTCGCCTTTTGAATCCACTAATCCATAGGCAAACTTCTCACCGCCACGTTTTGGCCGTATTCTTGCCCTCCAATCTACGTCTTTAAACGTAGTAGAGTCTGTTCTGCTTATCAACGAGTCAAACGGATTGTCCGGTGTTTGCGTCTCTTGATTAAATTCTGTTTCGCCTGCCATAATTGCTCCTGTGTTATATTTATCACGATAAATAATAACGAGTTTTAATTTTTAAAAAAAACGTTGACTTTTACAAAATAATGTATTATAATGCGTTATCAGTAAAGGAGATTACATGGTACAGGCTAAGAAACAGAATTATTTAAACAATAAAGATCTACTAAAAGAAATACATAAAAGTAAGATGACTTATTGCTACATTCAAGATGACAGATACTTAAATGTAGACATCATTGTTGATGATGTTAAAAAAATCAACAAAGGAACAATTAAACAGGCACAATTAAACCGTGTTTCTAAAATGCAATCAACTGCTTATCAAGAAGCAGTAGCAAAAGGAGACTGGGAGAAAAAGCCAAAACAAAAGGACTTTGCAGTTGATCCTGACACTATTCCTGTAGATGAATTAGTGTTTAGGGTAATGACATATGAGCATATTCCTGATGAACCTGGAAGAAAGAAAACTACTAAAACTCTTGCTGACACAAAAGCAAAAGTAAACTTCCCACCATTCAAGCATTATATACTTGATAGTAATGGTATCAATCCTAGAGAAGTTGCTAGAAGTCATTGGGAAGGTAGTTTAAGTAACGGTCAGTTTAATTGTGAACATGGGCAGATTACAAATGAACTTGGCAGAATGTTTATGAAACTTGTTGAACGTTACAGTCAAAGAGGTAACTGGAGAGGTTACACTTATGTTGATGAAATGCGTGGACAAGCATTAGTACAACTTGCTCAGGTTGGATTGCAGTTCAATGAAGCAAAATCAGATAACCCATTTGCTTATTATACTGCAACAGTGAATAACAGTTTTACAAGAGTTCTAAATTTAGAAAAAAGAAATCAATCAATACGTGATGACATTCTTATTGAAAGCGGACACTTACCAAGTTATGGTAGACAGATTCAGTACGAAAACGAAATAAAGGCCGCTAGAGAAGAAGCACAGACCGAACTAGAAACTTCACCACAAGAGTAATCTTATATGGCAAACCTTTTTGAAAGGGCCGCATGTTTTACAGATATACATTACGGCTTAAAACAAAATAGTAGACAACATTTAAAAGATTGTCATGACTTTGTTGATTGGTTTATTGCAGAAGCAAAAGCCAGAGACGCAGAGACATGTATCTTTTTGGGCGACTGGCACCACCATAGAGCAAGTATAAACATTGCTACAATGAATGCTACAATTAAAGACCTTAAAAAATTAAATGACAATTTTGAAAAAGTCTATTTTATTACTGGCAACCATGATTTATATTACAGAGAAAAACGTGACTTAAACAGTATTGAATTTGCTAGAGATTTACCAAACTTTATAATGATCGACGAGCATTTCTGTGAGGACGGTGTTGCAATTATACCATGGTTAGTTGGCGATGAGCACAAACAACTAAACAAACTAGATTGCAAATACATGTTTGGACATTTCGAGTTACCGTACTTTAAAATGAATGCAATGGTAGAAATGCCAGATCATGGTGGTATTACTGCAAACGATTTAAGTAACCCCGAATATGTGTTTAGTGGTCACTTTCATAAACGTCAATACAAAAACAATATACATTATATAGGCAATGCTTTCCCACATAACTATGCAGATGCTGGTGACAATGAACGTGGTGCCATGTTTTTAGATTGGGGTGGCGAACCTGTATATGTAAATTGGCAAGAATGTCCAAAGTATGTCATGACAGGTCTTAAAGAGTTACTTGATAAAGCAGATGATATACTTGATGCTCAAACACATGCTAGAGTAAAACTTGATATTGGTATTAGTTACGAAGAAGCAAACTTTATTAGAGAAACATTTGCAGAAAAATACGGAGTAAGAGAACTACAACTTTTACCTGTTAAGGAAGAAGAAGAAATTTTTGACGGTGTTGATATACAGTTTGAAAGTGTAGATCAAATTGTTATACAACAATTAGAAACAATCGAAAGCAACTTAGTTGATACCCAAAAACTTATTACTATTTACAGAGAGTTAGAAGTATAATGCTTACTATAAAAAATGTAAGTGCGAAGAACTTTATGAGTATTGGTAACAATACTCAAGCAGTAAACTTTGACACAGAATCACTAACATTGGTTTTAGGTCACAATCTAGATCTAGGTGGAGACGGTAGCAGAAATGGTACTGGTAAAACCACTATTATCAATGCACTCAGTTATGCATTATATGGTGATGCACTAACAAACATTCGTAAAGATAATCTCATAAACAAAACAAACGGCAAAGGTATGATTGTTACTGTTGATTTTGAAATCAACGGCACCGAGTACAGAATTGAAAGAGGTCGTAGACCAAATGTATTAAAGTTTTTTGTGAATGGATCTGAGGCGGCCGATGATGAACAACAGGGTGATAGCAGAGAAACACAAAAAGACATTGAAAAAATAATTGGTTTCCCTCATAATATGTTTAAGCATTTAATTGCACTAAACACATATACCGAACCTTTCCTCAGCATGAAAACAAATGATCAACGTGATATGATTGAGCAGTTGCTAGGAATTACTGAAATTAGTTCAAAAGCAGAAATACTAAAAGAAAAATTAAAGGAAACTCGAGATAGAATTAAAGAAGAAGAGTTGCGAATACAAGCAGTAAACAATGCTAACGAACGTATTGAAAAAAATATAAAGGACATTGAATTACGTGGTAGAGCATGGGCTAAGAACAAAGAAGACAAGGTTCAACAATTACAAACTAGTCTAGATGCATTACAACAAACTGATATTGATGCAGAATTAGAAAACCATAGACAAGCAACAGAAATAAATCAAAAATATACACAAATACAGAGTGTACAAAATGAGGTTAAACAACTTACAACTAGTTTAAAACGCAATGAAGGTAACATTGCAACACTTGTTAAAAATATTAAACTTGCTAAAGAAGGTATATGTCCTGCGTGTGAACAAAGTACAGCACATTTAGATACGCACGAAGAATACACAACGGATTTAGAAACTAAACTAGCAGAAGAAAACTCTTACAGCGAAGAGCTACAAACTAAATTATCAACATGTGAAAAGCAATTGATTGACTTAGGCGAGTTACCAGAAACACCAATTACATTTTATAACAACATGGAAGATGCATTACAACACATGCATAACGTTGAGACAATAAAATCTCAAATAGATGAAAAAATTAAAGAACAAAACCCATACACTGAACAAGTTGAACAACTAAAAGAAAATGGTATGGAAGAAATTAGTTACGACTTAATAAACGAACAAACTTATTTAAAAGAACACCAAGAATTTTTACACAAATTGTTGACCAGTAAAGATAGTTTTATTCGTAAGAAAATTATTGATCAGAACTTGCAGTATCTAAACTATAGACTAGGACACTATTTAGACAAACTAGGCTTACCACATGATGTTAAGTTTAGCAGTGATCTGAGTGTAGAGATTACAGAGTATGGCAGAGATTTAGACTTTGATAATTTAAGCAGAGGTGAACGTAACAGACTTATATTAGGTATGAGTTGGGCGTTCAGAGATATCTACGAAAGCCTAAATAGACCAATGAATTTGATGTGTATAGATGAACTGGTAGACAGTGGCATGGATACCACTGGTGTTGAAAATGCATTGGCAGTTCTTAAGAAGATGGGTCGAGAAGCAAATAAGAACGTCTTCCTTATATCACATAAGGAAGAACTGCAAGGTCGTGTAAATAACGTCTTGTATGTAATCAAAGAAGGAGGATTCACTAGTTATAGCAATGACATTGAAATCCTCGAAGAGACTTAATGAGTGCATGGTACTATAAAGGACAAGTAGTAGACGAATTACCCGAAGGTTGTGAAGCCATTGTTTATCTTATAACTAATAATACAAATAGTAAGAAATATGTTGGTAAAAAATTAGCAAAGTTCAAAACAACTAAACCTCCCTTAAAAGGAAAAAAGAATAAACGTAGAGGCACTAAAGAAAGTGACTGGCGTACTTATTGGGGTAGTTCAGATAATTTAAAAGAAGACGTAGAAACACTTGGGGAAGATAAATTTACCAGAGAAATTTTATACTTTTGTCCTAGCAGAGGAGTTGCTAGTTACATAGAGGCAAGAGAACAGTTCGAAAGAAAGGTTTTAGAATCAGACGATTATTACAATGGAATTATCAATGTTCGAATAGGCGGTTCAAAAATCTTGCGAGAATCTCTTAAAGAGTTATAAGTATCAGTCAAGGCACATTACAGACACCCAGTCAGACTAACATAGGCACACACATAGGTCCATACACCACCCCATCGAGGCACATAATATCGATTTCCTTGACAATCCGTTAAACACGGTGCGAGATTCTGGAATGTATGGCGTAAATGAGATACATACACACGACAACAGTATTAGATGATGCAGGCAATGAGAAAAAGCAACCTGCAAATTTGTATAACTGAACTCTACAAGGTTATACAGGTTTCCGTAAGTGCGAAAGCAGTGACGGTAGTGTAGGGGAGACAAGGCTTACCACTTCCCGTTTAAACACCCGAGTTAGAGATGGCGATGCTCATCATGATGACATCATTTTATTCACCCGGCAACGGGTGAATTATGGCTTAACTTTCATGATAACCTTTAATAATAAAAATTCTTCTAACAAAAACTGATATGAACGAAGTGAATGAAGTTTGCAGTTGGAAAGATACGAAGTATCTATTAGAAAGACTGTAAATAAGTTATAGTGTCTGAATAACTTTTTCTTAAGTTTAAACTGAATAATTTAGTTAGTTCATTTATATTACTATGATCACAACCATGTTTTTTAGTAACATCTAAAATCATTATTTGTTGAGGGTTTATATATTTATTATGTGAGGGATCTTCATGAGTTATGTATACAGGAAAATCATTTAGATTAAACAACACATTACATTTTCTAGTAAATGGGTTTCTCCAACCTGTTAAAAAATCTTCATGAAGTTGTACTATTTGATTAGGATTTACATTTTCAAATCCTGCACTATGTTCGGGTAATACTTCTATAGGACTTACTGCAAGTTTTATTTTATCTGCACAATTTAAATCTTTAACCATTAAAATATCTTGCGTCATGTCAGGCGTGTCTGCTCTATGCATAAAATACTTTTTATCATCTGGTATAGTAGTAGATATTTCTTCTTCTAAAGACAATAACAAATCTACATCATAATCAAAATTTAATACAGTACTAAACATTAAACAACTCCTTTGTTTTATCGTAATTAAGTTTTGTATTAAGTGTTAAAAATTTGTAATCATAATCATGTCCATTTGTAGAGCCATGCATTTTTTGTGTGTTTATTAAAAACATCTCGCCAGGTGCAAATGTGTGTTTTTCAGATTCACCGTTATTGCTGTGAAAAATTACAGCATCGGATTCTGACACATTTATTAGTAAATTAGATTTTCTTATGTGATCAGTGTGTGGATCAAGTGTGCTGTTTGCTGGTATAGTTTCTGCTCCAATAAGATAATCGTCGTCTAGATTAAATTCTTCGACAAATTCTTGTGGTAATATATCCTTTAATCTACCAACAGGAAAAACACACTGAACTATGTTATTATATTCAAATTCCCAACGTCCGTGACCTTGTAATTGCTGTAGGTTAGTAAAAATATCCTTGTACATTTGCATATATTTATGGTAAAAATTGCCACTTTTCTTGGTAAAATGGTTGACTTTTCACACTATTTTAGTATAATAGTATGTATTGTTAGGAGTAACAGAAACATGAAAATAACGGTATTACAAGAAGTAACAGATTGGCCTTATAAGGGTGTGTATCACGTGAATGGCTCTAACGAGTTAGTGGCATATCAAGCCAGTTTAAAGGCACCAGAAAAGGTGTTTAAGAACCCAATTAAGCAATTTTCTAAATCTCATAGAAAGTTTGAAACTATTAGACAGTATGAGATAGAAAACAATGACCCTAATGTAATTGAGGTCATTGGATCAAATGGCAATGTTTACACTATCAGAGATGGTAAGTGTAGTTGCCCAGGTTACACATACAGAGGAAACTGTAAACATGTTAAATAAAATTGTAAAAAATGTTTTGAATTTTGGCGTAATTATTGCAATAGGTATTGTACTTACATCTTGTGCTAGTGGAGGAGGTAGTGCCGGTGTTGCCATTGAACCTTCTTACACACCACCCCCAACAACAACCACTAACCCAGATGATAAAAGACATCAGTTTGAATCATTTTCTGATACATTTACACAATCAGCAAGTTCACTAGGTTACAACAAAGTAACTTATCAAGTAGGTGAGTTTAACGATACACAATGGGTAAATGGAAAATATACTGTAGAAGATTTTTCATTTTTACAAGTTGTTATAGATGGTAATCATCCTGGTAAAGATTTAAACAATCCTGACAGTGATGAGTATTCTGCAGGTGGTAATTGGATGACCAATGCCAGTTTAGTGATTGAAAATGATGTCAATCAAGATGGTAATAGTGACTTTATTATTTACATGCAAACATTTGGTGACAGGAACACATTACCAGGTATGAGAATGTTGCAATTTGTAAATGATGGCAATGGACATTTTCAATTAGATTGTAGTGTTTTTGAAAACAATGTTTGTCCTATTGTGTTTGGCCAAGGTTCTACTATGAACAATATGGGTTGGTACAACAACGAAGATGCTCCTGTACAAGAATATAACACAGGTGTTGCACATCAATATGATTTAAATGGTGATGGTAACAAAGACATTTTTAACGTCAGTCAGTTATGGCTAACAGACAATGGTAAATTTGTTGACGCACACAATAATCTACCTGACTTTATGTTTGAAAACATAAATGCTGACGGAGTTGATGTTGGTATTTTTGTACACGACCATGCAGTAGGTGACTTAAATGGTGATGGTTTCAATGATATATTCATGCCTAATACTACACCTGTAAGCACACACAATAACGGCTACAAGTTTTTTATGCTAAACGATGGCACAGGTAACTTTAAAGATGTTAGTTTTAAAGTAGGGCACTCAGCCTACTTTGCTACATCTACAACTATTGCAGATTTTGACAATGATGGTTTTGGCGATATTGCATTAGGTTGGAGTGCTTCTGCTTATAGAGACTTAGGTGGTGATAGTGTTGGTGGCATATATTGGGGTAATACCGATATGGATTATACCAGAGACTATACAGCATTACCTCCTGGATATTATGAGAATAACATTGCATACGATATGCAAGTAATAGACTCGAACAATGACGGACTATTAGATATTCTTATTGCTAACACAAATGCCGATCCTTATTATCAAGGTCATGTTTTACAATTGATAATCAATAATGGAAATAGAGATTTTAGTCAATATTCTTTTCTAGACGACGGTGCTACTGACAGCGATTTAGGTGCAGGACATATTTACGTCTTGGACTTTGACCACGATGGCGACATGGATATTTTTGTAGGCCCTGGACAAGACTCTTATGTACTTTACAATAACGATGGCGACTGGAGTTGTAAAAATTGTGAATTTGCCAGACCTGATAATGGTGCAGTAATGAGTTTGTTATTTCCTGTAGAAGTTGATGGCATGTATGAGTACGACTTTATTGGCATTGATATTATGAACATGAGTGATACACAGACTGTGAGTAACTTTTACATTAGTTTAGATCCTCCAGCACAATTACAAGAAATGCGTAATGAACTGTTTGACAAATCCATAGATTATGCAAAGGCAGTTTTTAATAACAAAACCATGTTTCATAATATTAAAAATACTTCATTGTCAAATAGTGTATTTTATGTAGACAACACACATAACAGTATTGCAGGTTATTCACATAACTTTGACAACTTTGGTATTACACTTGGTCAAACAAATGAAGGCGGATTGTTTTATGTAGATAGACAGCACGGTACATACCATTATGGTATTGGTTACTTTACTAACAGCATTGATGCACTCAGTTTTGGTAATTGGTATGGCACTGGTTCTGCTGTATTAGATTTTAACACATTTAATGCGTATGCAGAAAAGTTTTTACCTTTGTCAACAAATATATTTGTAACTTCAGGTGTAGCATTATATCAGACAGACGTAGCAGGTTTTGTAGAAGAGAACAGTCAATACAATATTACTGTACAAGATTTTACCATGAATGATTTAGAGATGTACACAGACATTACTGCTGTTTTACCTTCTCAATACGGTACTACTTTGCTTAGTGCAGGAGTAAGTTCTCATTACAGTTTAGGTACAACTGAGATTACTTGGGATGGTGGCTTGGTATCTAAATTCAAGCAAGACGATCAAGTTGCTAGAGCAACAATCAGTCATACTTATAAAATGTTTTATGCTAAAGCAACGTTTAGCTCTGTGGATAGCGATACATTTGAAGTAGGATTTAACTTACAGTTTTAACCCATCCAATCACCGCTTTTATCACCACTCTTGGCTTTGTTATATTTGTTAAGGGTGGTTATAAGAGTATCTCGTTCAACAGGACTGAGGTGCCATGCTTCTGAATAAGACACGGCGCCTTCACTGTATATAGCCAGCTCTGCTACTGTTTTGATAATCTTCTTCTGTTCTGCGTCGAGTTGACCTAAGTAGCCTGTAATTGCCTCAGGCTCTGCTGTGCCTAGGAACCCGTGAAAAAATTTACAGGATCAAAGTTGATGGGTGCCATAAACTCTTCTCCACATTCTTCGTTGCTACATGTAACGGCAATATCTTGTTTAACACCTTTGGTGTTTATGCCATTTACTAGTTCTTCGATTTCTTTACCAGTACGATTATCTGTGTTTTCTAAAAACTCTCTGATAGTTGCTTTGTCTTTAACACTAACATTCTCACCATCTTCGTTTGCATACGTTATTGATGATATGCTTTCAATTAAAAGTTCAAAATTAAGATCTGCAAGTGTTACAAAACTTTCGTTAAATGCTTTTAATCTTTCCATATCGTCTTTCATTTCTGAAATACTTTGCATACTTCTTGTACTTTGGAAACTGGCAACACCAGCCTTAATAGTACTACTATAGTCAAACGGTAATGCTTTTATTTGCAATCCATTTGATAATGTAATAGAATATTCTTCGTTGAGTTCTTCCATTGTGAGTAAAGATTGTTCAACACTAACTGTAAGATCAGTTGTGGTCTCACATTTAGGGCATTTAGCCGCAACATCTACGTCATCTCCGGAACTTGCTCCTCTGATAGCAATTAGTAATGCGTCTACGTCAGCACTATAAAGTTTTTTAGGTTTCTTTATTTGCGGTACGCAACTTTTTATTAAACTAGATACTGCTTCACCATTTAAAAGTGCATCAGGGTTTTTCAGCAATAATTCATCCTTTGTTGTCATAGGGTAAATTGCCAATTCCTCGTTTACAGCATCTGCATCGATTATTCCTTCATCATAAAACTGACCACCACTTGGTAATTTTGTGTATAATTTAGGTGCCCTAAAATAGGCACTTAAAGGATTCTGTGTATTTTTGCTCATTAAAACTCCTGTTTATATTTTATGATAAATACAATTAAATTAGTTATATCATTTATGATTTAACAGTTTACTTATTTATCTGAGTTAAAACTAGTTATAAAGGATTTTTCGAACTGAAATGATTGAATTTCAAATAGACGGACAAAATTATCGCTTTCCAGATTGGGTAACAGAGTCCACTGGCTTGCAAATGAGAGATTTGCTTAAAGAATTAGCAAAGAAAGCCGGTGTCGATGATAAAAACTTAAATGCTATATTAAAAGCACAACAAGAAGCAGTCCAAGAATTAGCAGATGGAAACAAAGATGGTAAGAAAACTGTTGATGACCAAAAGAAACGTGACGAAAAATTAGTAAGAAAAATTGACGACATGGTTGACGGCCTTGACGAAGTTAGAGCCGCAACAGAAAAAATAGAACTAGAAGTACCTAAATCTTTCAGAGATAAATTAGCAGACAGTTTAGAAGCAGACGGAGAAGTAATTCTCGGCTCTCTTGGCGGCGTAGCAGAAAAACTTGTTAAAGTAGGCGGAGTAATGGGCGGTGCCTTATTGGGTGGCGCAGGTTATGTCGGTAGCAAACTAATGGAAGCCGGTGATACTGTAAACGGTTTAGTTAAAAGCGGTATAGGTTTTAATCAAACGTTTGCCAGTGTAGGCGGAACAGCCACAACTGCTACAGCACAACTGGGTGCATTAGGCTTAGGTTTCTCAGAAGCCGCTGAGTTGATGAAAGCAAATTCTGGTGTAATTGCTACACAAGGATTTAAACGTTTTGATTCAACAATGAAGTTTGCCGCTGATATGTCAGAAGAACTAGGCATGAGTTTTTCAGACAGCATGGAAACATTTGCTGAAGCATTATCATCACGTCAACGTTTATTAGATCTAAGTGGTGTAAATCAAACTAGATTAAACTCTCAAATTGCAAAAACAACCAAAATACAAACTGTGTATGCTACAGCACTTGGTGAAAGTGTAGATGAGATACAGGCGTTTGTTGATGGTTTATTGTTTAATAACGGCACACTAACAGCATCTATACTGAGATTTAGTAACACAATAAGAAGTGATTTAGTTGCTGGCCTAGAAGTATTTGCTGGTGGGCTTAGAGCAATGGGCGGTAAGTCCGGTGAAGATATTGCAGAAGCATTCCTCGAAGCAGGTGCCAAGGGTGCTATAGGTTTAAGTGATAGTGCTATAGGACTAGTAACAGCATTACCTAATCTTGCTGGTCCAATGAACGAATTTATTAGTGGTATTCAAAATGGTACACTAAGCCAAGATCAAGCCAACGAAATGGTACAAGGCTTGACAAGTAATTTAGGTAATTTAAGTAGTACAGAAAAAGAAAGAATTAGATTACTTGCCAGGGCAGGTGATGAGTCTGCACAAATGTTAGCAAACTCTATTGCACAGTTTGAACAGTCCGAAAAGAAATTAGAAGACATAAACAAACAATTAGGCATTCCATTAAACATGGACCTTGTACAAAAAGGTAGAAACGAATTTGCAAAAGTTTTAGCACAGGCAGGTGGAATGGTAGAAAGCACATTCTTTACTTTGTTTGCTGATCCAGGTGTAACAAAAGCACTAATGGATGGCGTTAAAGAAATAATGGGTGTGTTTGGAATTGCCACAGATGATATGTCTGGGTTAAGAGACAATGCAAAAGAATTTGCAAAGAACTTAGCCGAAAAAGCAATACCAATTATAAAATCAGTTGCCGCAAGTCTAAAAGAATTTGCAGAATATTTACGAGATACATTTCAAGAAGGTGGTATCAGCGGTGTAATTGGCGACTTAATGAGTAAAGCCGCAGGTGCAGTAGTTAAAGCATTATTCAAAGGTTTACTAATATTTGGTACTATGTTGTTTGCGGCAAGTGCCGCCAAAGTTGCATTTATGACATACGTTATGCCATCAGTAAAAGACTTTGCAGTTAAAATGTTCCAAGGCTCTGCCGGAGCAGGCAAGTTTCTTTTTGATAAAGCAAAAGGCTGGATGGGCGGTTTGTTTGATCCAAAAAGTTCAGGCAAGTTAGCCAAATTTGCACAAAGCTCAGCAGGCTTTATCAAAGAAAAAGCATCCGGTCTTGCAGGCAGTGACACTGGAAAAAACATAGCAGGTAAATTAAGTAAGTTCCAAAAAGACGGTGCTAAGATGACAGAAAATTTAAGTAAATCTGTTACAGGTGGCGGCAAGAGTGGCGGCTTCTTAAAGAGTATAGCAGATGGTGTATCTAAATTTGGTGACACTAAAGTTGTTAAAGGTGCGGCAAGTTTAGCCTTACTAGGTGGTGCAGTAGTATTAGCGGCAATAGGATTAAAAACATTTAATGAAGTAGACTTTACTTCTATTATAAAAGGCACAATAGCATTAGGTGGCTTAGCCATGTTAGCACAAACACTAGGCAAAGGCTCAACTGCAATGATGAAAGGTGCGGCGGCAGTTGCAATTTTAGGTGCATCAGTTATTCCATTAGCAGTTGGTCTTAACATAATGAAAGATGTTGGCATTGGCACTATTGGTGTATTAGCGGCAGGCTTAATCACATTAGGTGTAGCGGCCGCGGCAATGGGTAGTTTCTTACCACTTATACTAATGGGTGCAGTAGCCATAGGTGCTTTGGGTGTAGCAATTATACCTTTTGCATTAGCGGCACACTTGTTAGGTGGTGCAATGGAATCTATTTCCGCAGGTTTACAAACAATCGCTGACTTACCGATTTTAGAAGTAGCAGGTTCGTTATTAGTACTGGGTGCAACATTTACAATGATGTTACCATTTATTCCTGGATTATTGCTTACTGGCGTAGCATTAGGACTTATGGGTATTGCTTTAGTACCATTTGCCATAGGTGCGGCATTAGCCGCAAAAGCATCTCAAGGATTACCAGAATTATTTGAAGCATTAGCTCAAGTAAATTGGTTAAATCTTATGTTGGCCGCTCCAGCATTATTAAGTTTAGCGGCAGGTATGATGGCATTAAGTGCCGGTGGTTTAGTAAGTGGGTTACTAGATGGTTTAGGTAAACTGTTTGGCAGTGAATCACCATTTGACAAATTAGCAACACTTTCTCAAAATGCAAAACACATTGTTGAAATGTCCAAAGAAATGCGTAATATGAGTTCTACAATGGGAGAATTTGAAAGTGCATTAGAGGCCATAGATGCAAATAAAATAAACGACAAGTTTGTGGTTATTGCAGATGGTATCTATGTAATGGTTAAAGCATTAGAATCATTAGGCATGGGTTCAATGGCAAAACTAGTATTGTTAAAAGCAATGGGAGTAATGCCACAAGCACAAGCACCAGCAAAACAGAAAAGTCCAGCACCGATTGGATTTGGTATGAGTAATGTAGAAAAAGACCCATTTGATGAAATGCAAGGTGCAAAACAAATTAAGAAAGAAGGTGGCGTAGTTACAATGCGTGACGGCAAGCCAGTTGAACTTTCTCCAGAGCAACAACAAAAAGTACAAGCCGCAAGAAATGTGAGACAAATAATGTCTGGTTCTGCAAAGATGTCAGACAGACAAAGCCAATCAGTTGATCCTAAAGCAGTTCCTGTAACAGGACAACGTGAACTTATTGGACCAGAAATACCAGGTGCATCAGGACCAACACAAACTAATACAGATATGGTAGGTCCTAAAAAACCAGACGCACCACAAGATATGTCACAAAATTACTTAGAACAAATGGTTGCGTTACAACACGAACAAATCAAACTTCTCAAGAAACAAGTTAAAGCAACTGGTGAAATAGACATCTAATCAAAAAAATTTCCATATTTTCCAAAAAGTGATAAATATATGCAAGACAAAGGAAACTTATGGCAACTTGGCGAAAATATTTTAACAGTTCAAACAGCGGACTACCTAGCAATGTATCAGACTCTAGTTCTAGTACAGGACAATTTGGTGCCGCACGTTTTAGCAGTTGGTTACCCGAAGTATATGCAGGAAGTCCTAATAGACTTATGCGTTATATTCAGTACGATCAAATGGACAATGATCTAGAGATCAATGCGGCATTAGATATACTAGCAGAATTTTCTACACAAGATGATGAATATACTGAACAACCGTTTGTGCTAAAATTCAAAGAAGATCCTAGTGAAACTGAGATGAGTATTCTTAGTAAAACATTAGAGCAATGGCATAAACTTAATGACTTTAGACGCAGATCATTTAAAATGTTCCGTAGTACTATTAAGTATGGTGATCAATTCTTTATCAGAGACCCAGAAACATATAAACTATTTTGGGTAGATCCTGCTAACGTAGAGAAAGTAGTTGTAAATGAGAGTGAAGGTAAGAAAATTGAAACTTACTTTATTAAAAACTTAGATGCAAACTTTGAACAGTTAGCCGCAACTAATACTGCACCAATACATGCAAGACCATATGGTAGTGGACAAGGTTTAACAGGCATGTACGCACCAGTTGGACCTAGTGTTACTAATTATGGAACACAAACAGGTGATGCAGGAGCCACATACGGTACACCAGTAGATGCACAACATGTGGTACATATTAGTTTAACAGAAGGTATGGATCACAACTGGCCTTTTGGTATCAGCATACTAGAACCAGTATTTAAAGTTTTCAAACAAAAAGAATTATTAGAAGACTCTATACTAATATATAGGGTCCACAGAGCACCTGAAAGACGTGTGTTCTTTATTGATGTAGGTAATATGCCACCACACAAAGCACAACAGTACTTAGAACGTGTTAAGTATGAAGTGCAACAAAAACGTGTACCTAACAAAAACAAAGATGGTGGTAACGTAGCCGATGCGGCATACAATCCAATGAGCATGTTGGAAGATTACTTCTTTGCTCAAACGGCAGATGGTAGAGGTTCAAAAGTTGACACACTACCAGGTGGTGATAACTTAGGTCAAATAGATGACTTAAGATACTTTAACAACAAACTGCTCAGAGGTTTAAGAGTACCAAGTTCATACTTACCAACTGGACCAGACGATGGATCAGCACAAGTAAATGACGGTAAAGTGGGTGTAGCATACATTCAAGAGCATCAGTTTGCAAAATATTGTGAAAGGTTACAAAAACAAATTATTAGAAACTTAGACAGAGAGTTTAAAATGTTCTTAAACTACAAAGGTATTGAGATAGATAATTCAACATTTAATATTGAGTTTACTAAACCTCAAAACTTTAGCAGTTACAGAGAATTAGATATGGATACTCAACGAGCTCAACTGTTTACAAGTTTAGAAGCAGTACCTTACTTGTCTCAACAGTTTAAACTTAAGAAGTACTTAGGCTTAAACGAAGAAGAAATGAAAGACAATGAATACTACTGGAAAATGGAAAATCAAGTTGATACACAAGATGAACAACAAGTTGATTTACGAAACGTTGGTGTAAGACCTGGACCTAGTGCTCCACTAGATTTAGATGCACCAGTTGATGATTTACCAATGCCAGAAGATGAAGTTGAAACTCCAGACGTAGATATTGCTAATCCTGGTATTGATGCCAGCGAACAAATATAGGAGTAAGCATGAGATTAGATGAATTTTACAATCCGGAAAAAGATAGAAGTGCTAGTAGAAAGATTGATGATGTAAGAAAAACAAAACTTACATTAGAAACACTTAATAAGTTAAGAAAATACAGAGAAATCAAAAAGTCCGAACAGATTGAACAGAAAAAATTTGCATCACTTATGTATGCAAAACAACCTCAAGGCGACGCAGGCGGTTTTTAATGCTTTTAGTTGTTTGCGGTTGCAGTTGGAGTTGCCGCGACCCCCAACATCCTAATATAGAGTTTGGTCAAAAAGTAGCAGATCATTTTAATTACGATTATTTAAACATAGCAAAACCAGGTTGTAGCAACTTTGGTATTGCATTGCAAGTAGAATATGCAATACAAGAGTTAAATGCAGATGTAGTTATTATAAATGCTACAACACCTACTAGAGGTGAGTTTAAACTCAAAAATTCTAAACGTTACAATCCTACAAAACATTATCATAACGTAGATTACGACCATAAACTAATAGAAAAATTCACAGATAAACATGCTCCTGGATATGGCGATAAGTACGACCCAACGATACTCATAGATAGTTTTGGTAGCATACTTAATGAGAACTTAGATAGTGAATTAGACGACTTATATTTGTTGCCTAGATACAGTAAAGCATTCGATAAAAACAGTTATGATGCATTTAAAAAATGGTTTTTATACCTTTTTGACGCCGATTTAGAAAGGCATAAACAACAAATGATACTACAAAATTCCTTATATAAACTGCATTTAAAAGGCAAAAAATACTTATTTTCACCTAATACATTTGACTGGGCAGAGAGTTTTGATTTGAAAAATCCTAACATTTATTCGGAAGAAAGTTCTAGTTGGGACATTCCAAAAATCAACCTACAACCTAAAGGAATTGCAGATTACCTAGAAGTATGTGATGAAATATGGGGTAGTTGGGAAAACAGCAAAGGTCCAGAATATGATCATCACTTGCCAGAAGAAGCACACACTAGATATGCTGATACAGTAATTAAACAGTTAAGTGAAGTTATTTTATCAGAGTAGACAATACTAAATACATTTGTAATTTTAAAATGTTACACGACAAAAAAACAGAAATTTCATACACATTAGGCAAAACGGGCTCTTTTTTGCCTATTTCTGCCTAAAATAACACCTTAACCATAAGTACTACTACAATAATCTGTATTTGTATGAGTACAGATGTGTTTATATATTCAATATAGGAGCTCATAATGTCAGATCGCAGTAAATTAGAACAAGTTCTAGAACTACTACTTGCTGAAGATAACGAGCGTGCCGAAGAGCTACTTCACGAATACGTCGTTGAAACTGCTCGTTCAGAGTACGAGCGTATCTTAGACGAAGAAGAAGTAGTTGCTGAAAAAGAAGAAACTAACGATGACGAAACTGTAGAAGAAGCAGAAGAATCAGAAGAAGAAGCAGTTGAAGAGGCTGAAGAATCCGATGAAGAGGCTGTTGAAGAAGCAGAAGAAGTCGACGAGTTTGTAGACTATTCAGATGCTGAGCAAGATTTTGTAGCCGACGTAGAAGAAGCAGACGATGATATCGAAGGCGACGAAGTTGGTGAAGAAGAAGGTGAAGCAGAAGAAGACGAAGACTTAGAAGATAAAGTTGATTCTTTAGAAGACGAACTAGAAGATTTAAGAGCTGAATTTGAAAAACTTTTAAATGATGAAGAAGACGAAGCAGGTGACGACGCTGAAGAAATTGAAATGGACATGGACCCAGAAATGGACGACATGGAAATGGAAGAAGAATCAGTTGAGTACGACTTAGACGAAGAAGTAGTTGAAGAAGACGATGACGAAGTTGTCGAAGAAGCAACAAAACTTCAAGATAAGGTTGCTGAGCCTAAAGGCGAAGTAATTGCAGATCAGTCACCTTTATCAAGCAAGCCAAAAGGTACTAAAGTAGATGGCGCAGGTAACCCTGTTAAAATCAACGATGGTAGCGAAGGCGTTAAAGGCGATTCAGCAAAAGACCACACACCAACAGATAATATTAAAGTAGAGCCTAAAAAGGCTTAATTAGTGAGGTAATTTAAACGGTGCGTAAGTTATACGAATATTTAGGACCAGACTCAAATAGAATCGAGTTACTCGAATCTAATGACGGTAAGGACCTTTTCATGCAAGGACTATTCATTCAAGGCGATGTTAAAAATCAAAATGGAAGAGTTTATCCAAAAGATGAAATTCAACGTGCTGTTGAAAATGTCACTAAAAGATTATCAGTAGGTGAGACAGTAATGGGTGAGTTAGATCATCCAGAAGAACTTCAAATCAATCTAGACCGAGTGAGTCATATCATTACAGAAATGCAATGCGATGGCTCGGATGGACTAGGGAAGTTGAAAATCATTGATACGCCAATGGGAAATATTGCAAAGGCTTTATTAAAAGCAGGTGCAAAACTAGGTGTAAGCAGTAGAGGTAGCGGTAACGTAAATGAATCAGGTCGTGTGTCTGATTTTGATATTGTTACTGTTGATATTGTTGCACAGCCTTCGGCCCCAGATGCATATCCAAAGACTATATACGAGTCATTATTTAACATGAGAGGCGGTAGCATGATACATGAAATTGCCCAAGACTATACACACGGTAACCCAAGTGCAGAAAAGCACTTAACTAAATCAATCGTTTCATTTATAAACGAGCTAAAATTGAGGTAGGAGACTACTATGGCAGTAAATTTTGAGGACCTAATCGAGTCTAACGATATAAACGAGGAAACTCGTCAAAGTATCGTTGAGGCCTGGGAAAGTCGTCTTGCCGAAGCCAAAGAACAACTCACAGCAGAATTAAGAGAAGAGTTTGCTCAAAGATATGAGCATGACAAAGGTCTTATTGTTGAAGCAGTTGACGGGTTTATCAAAGAAAGAGTTGAAGCAGAAATGCTTGAACTTGCCGATGATAAGCAAAAAGTCGCTGAAGAAAGAGTTGCTTATAAAAAGGCTGTTAGCGAACATGCTAAAAAACTTGAAAAGTTTGTAGCAGAAAATCTTGCAAAAGAAGTTAAAGAACTAAGAGCAGATAGAACTAACGTTCAATCACATGTTTCTAAACTTGATAATTTTGTTGTTGAGCAATTAGCAACTGAATTAAAAGAGTTCCACACAGATAAGCAAGAACTCGTAGAACAAAAAGTGAAGATGGTAAGAGAAGGCAAAAAACAACTTGCTGAATCGAAAGCAGACTTCATTAAACGAGCCGCTGACAAAGTTGAGATTGTAGTAAACAAGATTGTAAAAGAGAATGTTGCTACATTTAAAGACGATATCACAGCCGCCCGAGAGAACGATTTTGGTCGTAGAATATTTGAATCATTTGCTAATGAGTATAGATCAAGTTACTTGAACGAAAGCTCAGAAGTAAAAGATTTGCAAAAACAAATCGCTGAAGTAAAGAAAGAACTTACAGAAAGCAAAGCAGAAGCAGAAGCGAAAGCAGAAGCAGTTGCTTTAACTGAAAGTAAGTTAAGAGTTGCAATGGACAAGATGGACCGTAAGGAAAAACTTGACGAGCTTCTCAAACCTTTATCTAAAGCAAAAAAAGAATTGATGGTCGATTTACTCGAAAGTGTAAAAACAGATAACTTAGAGAAGCAATTCAATAAGTATCTACCATCTGTATTGGATGGTGAAAAAGTCACTATCGAAGAAAGACAACCATTGACAGAATCAGTGAGAAAAGATCACACTGGTAATAAAAACGTTCAGCCTTCATCTGAAGATGAACAGGACGTGGTTGAAATAAACCAAATCCGTAAATTAGCCGGACTTTCAAATTAGGAGATAAGAAATGGCAGAATTATTTGAGAGCAATTGGTCAGCAACAAAGGACGCACTACTTGAAGGTTTAAGCGGTTCTAGAAAGAGCACTTTAGACGTAGTCCTTGAGAATACTAAGAGACATCTTCAGGAATCAGCATCAAGCGGTGCAACACAGGCTGGCAACGTTGCTACTTTAAACAAAGTAATGTTACCTTTAATCAGAAGGGTTATGCCTTCTGTTATTGCTAACGAACTTGTAGGTGTTCAACCTATGAGTGGTCCAGTAGGACAAATCCATACCTTAAGAACAAGGTATGCCGAGAGTGCATCTGGTGTAAACCCAGGTGATGAAGCACTTTCACCATTTAAGATTGCTAATCAGTACTCAGGTAACCCAGATGCAACAGCATCAGCAGAGGGACAACCAGGTAAGAAGATGAGCATCCAAATCTTAAAGCAAACTGTAGAAGCAAAAACAAGACGTCTATCAGCAAGATGGACCTTTGAAGCGGCACAAGATGCTGAAGCAATGCACGGTCTTGACGTAGAAGCAGAAATTATGCAGGCACTAGCTCAAGAAATCGTAGTTGAAATCGACCAAGAAATTATCGGTTCACTAAGATCTTTAGCAGGTTCAGGTACATCTTTAGACTTCGGCGCAATTAGCTCTGACTATACACCAACTTTCGTAGGTGATAGACATGCGTTATTGGCAGTTGAAATCAACAGAAGTGCTAACAGAATCGCGGCAAGAACAAGAAGAGGCGCAGGTAACTACATCGTAGTTTCTCCTGAGGCTTTAACTATTCTTCAGTCTGCTACAACTTCAACATTTGCTAGAACTACAGAAGGTTCTTTTGACGCACCTACTAACACAAAACTTGCTGGTGTACTTAACGGTACTATCAAAGTTTTTGTTGACAGTTATGCGGCAGACGGAACTAAAGTCCTAGTTGGATACAAAGGATCAAGCGAAACAGACGCACCTGCGTTCTACTGTCCTTACATTCCATTGATGAGTACAGGTCCTGTTATGGATCCTGCTACTTTTGAACCAGTAGTAAGTTTTATGACTAGATATGGTTATATCGAACTTACAAACACTGCTTCATCTTTGGGTAACGCGGCAGATTACGTTGATGCAATTACATTGTCCAACGTAGCATTCCAGTAAGATTTAATCTTAAAAGGAAACATCCAAAAATTAAAGCATCTACTTCGGTAGATGCTTTTTTTTGACTTTTGTATCAAAATGATAAATACATATAAATGCAAAATGCTGATTAGGATTTTATAAATGACAACACAATCAAGATTTAACCCAGATGGTAGTTTACACCTTAACGGTGACTTGTTCATCAACGAACAAGGTAATTTAACAGTTGGGGGAACAGCAAATGTTATCGGTAATGTAAACATTTCAGGTAGCACAGTTATTGAAGGTGATCTTCGTGTTGAAGGCAACACAACTTATATCAGCGACACAGTTGCACAAAACTCTGCAGATGGATACATTATTGATTTTGATAATGATGCATCATCATCTTTTTATCAGTTTGGTTCTGCAGGTGCTAAGATGTCATGGGATGGTGCAAATTTAACATTAGCACTAGAAAACGGCAGTACTATAGACACATATTTTACCGGTCCAGTAGATGTAAGTCAAAATATTACAGCACATGGCAATTTAAATGCAAGTAATATTACAGCAAATGCAAATGTTGATGCAATAACTTTTAATGGTACAAACTTTAACGGTACAACATTTACAGGTACTAGATTTACAGGTACCTCAACAAGAGCAGATAATTTAACCACAGATATTACACTTACTTTAACAGGTGATGTTACAGGTAGTGCAACATTTGGAATGACATCAAATGGTGGTTGGGCACCTAGTATAACAACAACTATTCAACCAAATAGTGTAACACTAGGTACAGATACAACTGGCTCTTATGTTTCAGGTATTGCTGACGCCGGCAATGGCAATTTAGTAGTTACAGGAAGTGGAACAGAAACAGCCGCAGTAGTATTAGACTTAGGCGATACAACAGTAACTCCAGGGTCATATGGAAATGCAACTCATACAGCAAGTTTTACAGTAGATTCCAAAGGTAGAATTACAAGTGCTAGTGAACAATCAGCAAATATTAGTTCAGGACAAATAAACAATTTTGTAGCAAGTGTAAGATCTAATGTTAGTGTAACTGATACAGGCGGCGACGGAAGTTTATCATATTCAAATGTAAGCGGTGTATTCACATACACTGGTCCAAGTTT